CGCTGTCGGCGTCATCAGCGTCAGCACCGCGCCATCGGCCATATTGGTCATCGCGCCGGCCGACAGGCAAACCACGGTGCCCATGCCCACGCCGGCCTCCAACGTGACAGCCGCCTGCAGCGCATATTGGATGCCGTCCTGGCGCACTAGGATCGCGCCGATCGGCACGGTGCCCGTCCCGCCGCTGAAGCTGACGATGCCGGTAGCAGCGGTCGGCGCCTTCAGCGTCAGCCCCCAGATGCCGGCCCAGCGGATCAACGCCGGCTCGCTCGCCGTGTCATAAATGATGTCGGCCGCGGTGCTGTCGATCTCGCCGTACAGCCCATCGACCGAGCCGCTCAGCGTCTTGTTCAGCACGCCCAGCGGCGAGCGCGGCAGGGTGCTGTCGCGCCCCAGAAAGCTCTGGATCGCAGCGGCGCCCTGCAGCGAGATGGTGTCAACGTCGGGGGTGAAATAGGTCATGCATTACCCCAGGCGAGTTCGTCTTGATGCGTGCTGGTGCTGCCATCCGGCCAGGTTGCCGTGACCCTGAAACCCAGCATCGCGCGGCGCGGATACCAGACGTTGATCACCATCGCGGTGACGTAGCCATCGTCCAGCATCCAGCCGAATGCCTCGGTCAGCATCTTCTTGGCCCGCACCAGATTGGCGGCCGACTGTATTTCACGTTCGAACAGCCACAGTCGTGAGCCGATGCGGTCGGGGTTGGCGCCATTGCCGGCTTGCGGGCGCGCCAAAGGCTGCACGCGGTCACCCCACCAGCCGCGCGGATCGGCGCCAGCCGGCAGGGGATCACCCGGATCGGCGCGCCGGTCGCAAAACGCCGACAGGATCACCGCACCCGTCCAGCCATCATCGACGGCCAGATCGGTCTCGGTCAGCACCAGGTCGAACCCTTCGAAGGCCGGGTTCCAGGCAAGCGCCAGGTCGGTCATGAACAGGTGACCTTGGTGCTGCCGGACGTGATCACACCGCCCGAAACCGTATCGCCGACGCGCGCCACCGCCGGGCCGCCAGCGCCGCCCAGCTGCACCGAAGGGCTGTCGACCAGCACTACTGGCGCGGAAACCGTCACCTTGGTCGCACCCGTGATGGTCAGCCCGCTGCGGCCGAGTTTCACGATATTGCCCAGGTCATCGTAAAGCGCGACTTCGCCGGCTTCGAGCCCAGTCAACCGATAGCGACGATCGTCGATCGCGATCACCAGCCCATGCGCCCGCACCCCGCCTGCGGCCAGCACCACCGCCTCGGCGCCGGCATGCGGCACACTGGTAAAGCCATAGTGGCCCAGCACTTCCAGATTGTCGGCCATCTCGGCGCCGGCCGCCCCGCTGGGCTGCGGCATCGCGCGCAGCCGGACTTGGACCAACTGCAGCGCGGCAGCGTCATTCACCAGCGTGATCACCCCGCGCAGCACCATCGAGCGCATCGCGCGCGCCACCGGCGCGAACAGCTTGTTGATCGAGCGGATCATTGCGTCGCTCATTTGGCTGCACCGCTGTTTTCATAGGGCCCCAGATCGGCGATCGGCGCCGGCACAAAGCCCGACAGACGGCTGCATTTCAGCTCGCTCAGGGTGCCGCTTTCGTCGAGCGACAGCTTGACGCCCGAAACCAGCAGGCTTTCGTGGATGCCCAGGAAATCATCCTCGATCCGCACCATCGCATTGGGCTGGTAAATCGTGCCCGCCGCGTCGCGCCAGCCCTGCGTCTTGAAGGTGCCCAGCCGGCCCATGCCCGACCGGTGCGCCGCTTCCCACAGCGCCCGCTTGGGCAGGAAATCGAGCGACGGCGTGTTGCATTCGACACTGACGATCAGCGGGCGATAGCGGGTCACCGTGGGATCGCTGGCATGCGCGCTGGCGCCGTTCGTGACGCGCGGGTCGGAATAGGTATCGCTGGACCCCGGAAACTGACCCAGCACCCAATAATCGGAGTAGGTATCCTTTTCCGAAAAGGCGCCCGATCCCGACAGGATCGTCCCTCCCAATTTCATCTCGGCCAGCGCCGGACCAGCGCCGGGAATGGTCAGCAGCAGATTGCCCTGGCCATCGGGCATCGCGCTCACGCCATAGAGCCGCAGCGCCCGCTCGAGGCACTCCCAGACGCTTTCGCCCATCTGGATGGCATGGCCAGCCAGCACCAGGTCGGTATTGGCCACCGTCGATCTGATCGAGATATTGTACGGCGCCAGCAGCTGGCGCGCGATCGCCATCACGCTCACCCCGTTCCACGCGCCCACGCCGTCGACGATCGCCGAACAGTCGACCAGGTCACAGGTGCGGTCGCGGCCCTTGATCGTGATCGCATGCGATCCGCTCTCATACGATGGGCTGACATCGTTCACCCAGCCGGTGATCAGCACCGTGTCGTCGATCGCCAGCACGCACGCCGCGCCGGGCGCGATGCGATGCACCGCCTGGCTGCCCGGCCATTGCTCGGTCACCGTCAGGCTGAAGCTGCCCGCGATCGCGCCCAGCGCACGCTCGATCGCGACGCTGGTCCAGCCGCTATAGATCTGGCCGTTGACCTTCAGGCTGACCACATCGCTCATGACGCGGCCCCCGGCGTCAGGATCGTCAGGCTCTGGGCTGCGACGAACAGCGGATTGGCGATCAAATTGCGCGCGACAATGTCCGCCGCCATCGTCGGATCGTCATAGATCCGGCTCGCCAGCACCAGCGCCGGCACGTCGCCCACGTTAGCCCAGCTTTCGAGCGAAGCAAGCTTGGCAGCCCGCGTGTTGATATCGAGGATCAGCGCGGTCTTGAGCGCGCGCAGCGTGACGCGCAGCGCGCGGCTGCCGACATTGCGCATGGCGATCTCGATGCGCTTCGTCAGATCGTCGCCCAGCGCAAACGCCGCCTGGCTGTTGTCGAAGCTGGTCGTGCTGGCTTCGCGCACCGCCTCGATCAGCACCTGGTTGATCAGCAGCTGCTGCAGCGCATCGCGATTATTGCCGATCTGGATGGCGTAGAGCCCGTTCCAGATCCACGGCCAGGTCCACTGCGCCGCCGCCACCTGGTCCGCCAGCCCGCGCAGATCGACGCTGGTCCCGGTGAAGCCCTGCACAAGGGTGATCAGCGTGGTGGCCAGCGTCGCCGGCGTCGCGATCAGCAGCGGGAGCGCCGCGCTCACTGCATCGATCTGCGCCAGCAGCGACAGCCCGGACACCAGGGCGATATCGACCGCACCGCTCGCCGAAGTCGCCGCAGTGACCGAGGCGGAAAAGTCGATCGACGTCGCCGCGCTGCGCAGGATCGCCAGCAGCACGGCGGTATCGGCTTCGGCGGCCGCGATGAGGGTGCCGCTGCTCATGCGGGGCGGCTCGATACATGCAGCGAGGCGCAGACCCGCGTAATGTTGCCGGCTTGCGTGATGGAAAGCGCCAGACGCCAGCCATTGGGATAATCGGCGCGGATACGGCGCACCGATCCCTCCAAATACCAGCCCATGACTTCGACCGGCATCTCGCCCGCGCCGATTGCCATGATCTCATCCAGCGACTCGGCAACCTTGGCGGGGTCGATCGCGCATTGCGAATATTTGCGGCGGCGGGGCGCGCGGCGCGTCATGCCCATGTCCCCGCGACAGCCGACGTGAAGCTGGCGCCATTCGCGCTGGTGGCATCGCCGGCCGCGCTGGCGGAAACCTGCGCGGTATCGGTCGTCGGCGTCGTCACCACATCATCGCCGCTGTCTAGGAAGGTCAGCTGGAACCGGCAGATGTTCTGTTCCTTGACCAGGTCTTCGCTCAGCGTCCAGTCGTCGGGCATGACCTGAAGCTGGCCATAGGTCGGATGGATGAGCAGCCCCGAGCCGCCGGCATCGAGCGCGGCGATCAGCTGATCGCGCATATCGAACACGCCATCCGTGCCGATGACATAGGCCGTGAAAGTGTATTGCCGCTGCTTCGAGCCCAGGTCTTCCGACTTCGGTTTGTCGCGCTTCGGATACTGGTGATTGGCCAGCCGCCGCCCGCCGCGCAGCGTCAGCTTTTCCACCTGGAACGCCACGCCCCGGAACGAGGCATCGTCGAGATCGTCGATCCAGGCCATCAGCCGAACGCCAGCGTCATGCTGGGGCCGCGATCGAGCGTGGCCTCCATATCGGTACTGTGATCAACGCGTGCCTTCACCCGGCCATGGGCATCGACCGAGATCGAGACATGCGCACGCGGGCCGGATGATCCAGGCGCTTCGCTCAATCCGCCAGCGGGCGCAGCATCGTTGCTCGCGCTTCCCGGCCCATAGATCGAGGATGGCACGACGGCGCCATAGTTGAAGCCGGTCGCATGCAGCGCATCATTGGCAGCCAGCATCGGGCCCGTCGCGCCAACGCCGCCACCACCACCCAGCGCCAACATGCCGCGCGACAGATCCCCCATGGTCTCAGCGCCAGCATGGGGTCGCATGAAGTGACGGATATAAGCATTGAGTACGCTGGCCGCGTTCTGCGCGCCAAGCACGGCAGCGCCGCCCCGATCGCCGCCATGCAGTTCGCCATTCATGAAATCGAGCTGCTGGTGCAGCGTCGGGTGCAGCCCATATTGGCGAATAAGCGCTGCTTTCCGGTCACCCAGCCACTGGCCTATGCCCATCGCGCCGATGCCGTTCATCGCATTGGGATCGCCGCGGCTCTCGGCCATGATCCCGGCGGTTATTCCGCGCGCCTGATCCTCGGACATGTGCTGGCCGCGCCAGTAATCGAGAATATCCGATGGCAACCCACGCGCGCTGCCGTGGCCCGATCCGGTCCCTCCATCCGGCGCGGTACCGCCGCCCGATCCGCTGGACGCCGATCCATCGGCCGCGCCGCCATTCGTTCCAGTGCCGCCTTGCGGAGCGGGCGACGAAATGCCCAGGATGCTTGCCGCCCAGCCGGCTGCCTGACCCAGCTTGTCCCAGATCCAGCCCAGCTTGTCGGAGATCCAGTCGAACACCGCCGCCGCGACATGCTTGGTCGATGTCCAGACGCCCGAGATCACTTCGCCCATCTTGGTCCAGTTGATGCCCAGCTTCTTGGACACCCACTCAAAGCCACCTTCGATAAAGGTCAACAGATGCTGGACCGGCTTCGGCATCGTCGCCCAGATCTGCTTCCAATGCGTAGCGAAGATGTAGATGACCAAACCGATCGCCGCGATCGCCGCGACGATGGCCAGCACGATCCAGGTGATGGGGTTGGCGAGCAGCGCCAAAGTCCACTCCCATGTCGCTGCGGTAGCCATGCGCAAGCCACCGACCAGGCCGCTAATCCATGATCCCGATGATACCGCTGCCTGGGCTTCGCTAGCGGCGGTGGCGCCTTCGGTTTCCACCTTGAACAGGCCCATGGCGGCGCCGAGCAGCTTCACATTCTTGGTAGTCGTCACGATCCAGTTGAGCAGGGTGCCGATAAACACCAGTGCAGCGAGGCCAATGACCAGCCACGCAACCACGCTGTTGCAGTGGTTGAGAGCGGATGCGAGATCATCAATCGGCCCTGCAAACGCCGACTCCGACGCTTTCTTCATCGCGTTGCGCAGCCGTTCCATGGCACTTTCCAGGCCACTGCTCGCCTTTTCCGCCTTGTTCATGAGGGCTGCCGGATCGCTCTTCGCACCCAGCACATCATCCATGGTCTTGGAGTGCCCGGTGGCCTTGATCTCGCCGCCGACTGACCGGAACATTTTCGAGGCGTTCTCGCCAAACATTCCATCCAGGCGCTGCAACGAAACCACCCGTTGATTGTCCGGCAGCTTCATCGCCTCGGCATATTTTTCAGCCATCATCTGCATGATGATGCGCGGGTCCATGACCTTGCCGTTGCGATCAGTGATGCGCTGACCCAGACCCTGGCTAAGCTGGTTTTGGTAGCCGCGATCGGCGAGCTGATCGAGCCAGCCATCCGTCTGGCTGCGCGCGACACGGGCATTGCCGCCAGAGCTGCGCGCGGCCACGGCGTAAACCGCGTTGAGGGCGAGCGCGCCTTGGGTTCCGGACAGCTGCAACGACTGCATATCACTGATGAGACGACCGCTGGCATCGGCAGCGGCATTCATGCGCTCGGGAACGCCACCCAGCTGGGCATTCATCTGCGAGAGCAGCGAGACCACCTCTTTCGGATCGGTGATACCCAGCTTGGCCAGCGTGGCGAGTTCAAGCCCGGCACTCCCAGGATCCATGCCCGCGCCCTTGACCGCGATCCCGATATTGTCGGCCTGCGCCCCGAACGCGGCGGGATTGCCGCCCATGTTGCGATAGGCCTCGAGCGCCTCCATCATCTTGGTCCGAGCGACGCCGTAATGATCGGCGGTCTGGTCGATCGCCGCGCGCAGCTCCTCCATCGACTTCTTGCCCATGCTGGCATTCGTCTGGAACTTCAGCCAGAATTCCTGATCGTCGGCGACTTCCTTGAGGCTGAACCCTTCGGCGATCATGACGCCCATGGCGCCCATGCTATGGGTGACCTTGTCTGCCGCCTCGCCGGCCGCGCGCCCCATCGCCGCCATCTTCGCGATCGGCTTGGCCATGGTATCGGTAAAGTCGTTCACTGCCGCGCTGGCTTTCGCAAACGCCGACACCTGACGCACCGACGATGCTTCCGATGCATCGCCCAGCGCGGCGACGGCGGCGGTCGGCTCGGCCATGACATTGGCGATCTCGCGGATCTTGGCGGTGGCGCCATCCACGATCTTGAAAATCAGGCTATAGGCAAGATTGTTCGACACCGATCATATCCCTGCTTTTGCCTTGGCCTTCGCGATCCGCACCGCCTGGGCATGCCAGACCAGCAGTTCGTCCCAGGTGTAGTTTTCGGTCATCGGCAGCGGCGTGTTGAGCACCTCTGCCACTTCGGCGGCTAAGGGCTGCCAGGTGTCGGCTGGCGGGACTTTCCCAAAAAATCGCTGATCAGCGCCGACAGGATCATGCCGTCGAGCGCATCGACCTTGCCCAGCGCGTTCGGGCCAACTCCGGTCAGGATCGCCAGCAGCTTCACCGAGGCCGCCAACGTCTTGCCCTGGTTGGTCCGCACTTCTTTCAGGGTTGGACGGCGCACCACGATGGTGTCGTCCTCATCCTGCAGCGCGGAAATGGACGCGACCGGGCGCATGAGCAGCAGCGAGGCGTCGTGCTCGGTAATGGTCAGCCGGGCATCGTGGCGATCGAGCACATTGCCCTCTTCGCCATACTCCAGCATCTTGGCCATCACCTCGGCCAGCACCATGTTGTCGCCCGCGTCGACTTCATCCAGCTCGGCCATCTTCACACCCGTAAGCCGCGCCACGATCAGCGCCGTCCGGGTGAAATCGTCGCCCGTCGCCTTCTCATTGGCGAGCAGATCGCCCAGCGTCGGGCGCTGCACGGTCACGCTGGAGACCTCGCCGGCTGCGGTCTTCAGCGGCTTGCGCAGGGCAAAGATGACCGTGCCATCCTCGCGCCAGTCAAGCCGATCGGCGTATGTATCGATCAGGCTCATGGGTCA